CTACTCCGCTGAGTTCGATTGTTGCCATTGTCCCTCCCTTTTCAGAAACCGACGCTGCGTGCCGCTTCGCTGACGATCACGTCGACCGCTGCGACAACCTCAGCCGAATGCTCATCCAGCGCCGGATCGAGCGCGCGATTCGCGAGCAGGTTGGCGAGGTTGGGCCGCGGCGAGCCGCCAGCACGCCGGGCCGCTGGCGCGACATAAACAAGGCTCGGCTTGATGCCAGTCTTCATGCGCGACCACCGGCTCGTCATGTTGCGGATGTTCGACATCGCCCTTTGGGCGGCATCGCTAGCGATCGGGTCGGCCGCAGCGGCGAGCGCCGGGCCTATCGCCTTTCTAACTTCGAGGCCGAGCGCGAGAAAGGCTTCGCTCACCTCCTCCGCGCCGATAACCCGCAGTTCGGTACTCAAGTCGCCTCGACGAGCCGGATCGTGATGACCTTGCCGCCGGACAGCCCGTCGCACTCGACAGCCTCTGCGCGGAGCGTCCGGCCGTCGAGGATGAACTGAAGCCGCCTAACACGGACGGCGTCGTCGACCTCGGCGGCGATCTGCTCGATCAGCTCGTCGTTCACGGCTTCGGCTTCTCGACGGCCGTCTCGATCTTCTGGACGATCACATGGCCGCCGTCGATGAGCGCCTTCTCGGCCGTCTCCGACAGGTCGGCGACGAACGTCTCGCCCTTCTTGAACCCGTGGACGATTGAGTCGCCCACAACCTCATACGTCTTCTTCGCCATCTCGCCCTTTCGCTAGGTGTAAACCTCGACTGTCCATTCGCAGCCGAGAATCTGGGCCATGCTTGTCGCGTGCCCCATGTTCGGGACCTGATAGAGCCGGTATCCGGTCTGCTTCGTCACGCGGAGACTCTCGACCGCACCGCCGAGCGTTCTGTCCGCCTCGACGGCGGCCTTGACCGACGTGGCGCTCGCTGGGTCGAGCAGCGTGTCGAGCAGAACCTGCGAACCCTCGTCCGCGACCGCGCCGATGTACGCCTGGATCGTCAGGTGGTAGCAGTCGAGTCCGCGCTGCATCGTCAGGTCGAAGTCTGTTTCCTCCGGGAAAACCCACAGGGTCGGCGGGGTTGGTGACGAGAGCATGTACGCAGACACCTGGACGTTCGGGATCGCGGACAGGTTCGCGGCGAGGCCTTCGCGGATCTGGGCGAGTGTCGCGGTCACGTTTCCTCGATCTCGCCAGCGTGAATGTCCGACGCTCCCGCGTTTCGAATGGCCTCGATGATGTACTCGGCCGTCGCCTTCGGATCGTCGCCCTCGTCGCACTCGAAGAAAACGTCGATGTTGATGACGTGTTCGGTCACGCCGCCGACACCCGGTGCTTGATGTAGTCGGCCACGAGGAACATCACATCCGGGTCGCTTTTCGCGATCCGGATCGCCGCACCGTCCATGTTGACCGCGATCACGCCGAACGGCGCCTCGCGCTTCCGCTTCACCAGCTTCGACGCGACAATCGTGGTGGCCTCGATGATCTCGGGCGGCACGTCGGGCCAACCGAACTGTCCGACCAGCTTGACGCTCTTCGGGATCGACGGCCAGAAGAAAAACGTGCCGGACGGGCGAACCACGATCCGCGTGTACGGCCGCTCCTCGGTAGCGGCGTTGATCGGCTCGAGCGTGAAGTCGACGTCGACCGTCCAGGCATCGGAGAACGTGCCGTCCCCGGACGGGTCGGTCGCGAGCGACGTAAACGTCACAAGGTCGTCAATGGCGAGATGCCCTTGCCGTACCGGTGTGTAGTACCGGGTTTGGTTCGCGTCGGCGTCTTGCTCGAACCCGAGCCGGGAGCCTGTGCCGCGGCGCTTGCAGAGCCGGTCGAGTCCGCGCGACGCGGCGGTGATTGCCGCCTGAATGTCGGGATCGGCGTACGACTGCCCGAGCAGGTTGATCGACGACTTGAGCTCGTCGGCGGTGATGTATCCGTCACTCATTGAACGTTGTGATAGAAGAGCGTTTCGTCAACGCGGACGACACGCGCGCCGGCGGCTTTCAGCGCCTCGATGAACGTGCCGTCGGCCTCGTAGTGCCGGTCGTTCCAGCCGACCTTTTTCGCGAGCGTCGAGCGGACGATGAAGTTGCCGGAGGTCGACTTGCCGAGCGCGAACTCGCAGTGTGGCTGCTCATTCCACCCGCAGTAGACGACATCGGCTTTCGGCGCTTCGCGGAGCATCCGGGCGATGTACTTCGGCGCGTAGCTGTCGTCGTCGTTGAAGAACCCGATCCAGTCGCAAACGGCCAACTCGATCCCGCGGGCCCGCTTCGAGTGTCCCCAGTCGTTCGCGTTCTCGACATCGTTGAACTCGACGCCAGGGAACGACCGCGGAAACTTGACGATCTCCGGGGTGTCGGACGCGAGAACGATGATCTGGTCGGGGACGCGCGTCTGTTCCGTCCGGAGCGCCTTAAGCGCGTGCAGCAGTCCGGCGGAGTTCGCGTGCGAAGTGACGATCGCCGTGAACGTCACGCCGCGATCGCCGCCTTGAGCTGGGAAGTCGAAACGCCCGGCGTGCGCGGCAGGTATGTGAGCGCGCACCCCAACTCGAACAGCTCGTCCTGGGTCATGCAGATTTGCTTGAGGTACGACCGGCCGAACCAGTCGCTCCCGACAACCAGCATGTCCGGCTCGACGAGCCGGACGAGATCCCCGCCCGGGCCGTCGTTCAGCCAGGTCGCGTACACGCACGGCAGTTGCGCGAGCAGTTCCATCCGCCACGTTTCGGAGTGGATCGGCGCGGCGCCCTTGTATGCTTCGACGAACTCGTCGGAGTTGACCCCGACGTGCAGCTCGCCGAGCTCGGCGCCACGGCGGAGCAGGTTGAGATGCCCGCGGTGGAACAGGTCGAACGTGCCGATGGTGAGGATCTTTTTCACGCCAACGCCTGCGCGGCCCAGGCGCGCATCGCTTCGGCGCGCTCCGCCAGCATCGTCGCGTGCAGAATCCGCGGGTGCTCCGCCTCTGGGCGATCCCAGATGTGGCAGTTCCACCCGTTGTCCAGGAACGTTGTGCGCTCCCGCAGCGGCGTCGGTTCCAGCCGCTCGACGGGGCGTCCGCCGTAGCCGAGAAGCTCGTGCATTGCCGCCTGCTCCCACCACCCGTGGTTGAGGTAGCGGGTCATGCGCCACATCTCTTCGAGGGTCGGGATCATGGCCGCGCGGACGTACCAGACGCCGCAGTTCGGGACGATCCCGTCGTCCGTGTTGTGTTCGACGAGCGCCTGCCACGCGTCGTTCGCGATCGGCACGTCGTCGTCGAGGTCGACGATCACGGTGTCCGCGTCGAGCCAGAGCGCGGCGTCGTACTCGCCGAGCGTCTCGCGGAGCGCCGCGACTTTCCGCCAGGACGGCGGCCGGTCGGAGTCCACGTCGGCGATGATCACGTCGTAGCCGTGCCGCGCGGCGAAAGCCTCGAACGTCGGCAGCGCGATTTCGAGCAGCTCCCCGTGGGCGCCGGTCGCGAGCGAGACGATGGCCCTCACTTCGCCCTCGCCAGCTTCCGCCGCTGCGACCGGTTCAGCTTGACTGTCGGCAGCGTCTCGTCGCCGGTGAGCGCCGCAAGCGTCGGCCGCCAGTAGTGCTCCGTCACCGCGTCCGCGTCGTACTCCATCGCGAACTCGCGCGCCGTTTCCGCTATCGCTGTATTGCCGCGCTCGCTATACGCGGCGTCGAGCGCCTCCACGATGCTGCCGATGTGCGGGTTGTGGAAGAACGCCTCCTGCGTCACCCCGAACATGCCGCCCTGGTCGTACCAGCGGTCGCCGTCGACCTTCCACCCGGCGCCAACAAGCTCGTCCATCGCCGTCCAGCCGCCGACGATCACGGGCGTCCCGCACGCCTGCGCCTCGATGATCGGCACCCCGAACCCCTCGCCCATCGACGGCGACAGCAGCACGTCCATCGCCGAGTACACCTGCGCCATCGCCGGGGCCGGCAGCCCGTATTCGAGCAGGAACGGGGATATCCACCGGACGGCGTGCTCCGGGACGCCGCACAGGTTGAGCACCTTGTCGAGGTTGATCCCATCCTGCACCCCGAGCGGCTCCGCATGCAGATACAGGAACGCGTCCGGGTGAGTTTCCCGGAACCGGGCGAACGCGTCGATCGCCTGCGGAAACGCTTTCCGCGACGGGTTGCGGCCCGCATTGTTCGCGACCATCCCCACGATGAACGCGTTGTCCGGGACGCCGATCAGCTCGCGGAACTCGCGGCACTCCGACTCCGGCAGCGGCCGATACACCGACGTTTCGACGCCATGCGGGACGTACAGCGGGTCGAACCCGGCGGCGCGCAGCTCGCGCTCCCCGAACCGAGACATCGCGATCGGTTTCGCACTCGTGCGGCGGAAGAAATCCGCAACCCCGGCGGGCACCGGCTCGTGGTCGATCGGGCACCACGCGGCGATGTTGAGCTGCGAGAAAATCTCGGCGGCCTTGAGCGGCCAGGTGTCTGCGAGCGTGATGACGAGCGCGTCGCGAACATGCCCGGCGCCGTGGTTGCCGTCGGTGGCGAAGTGGGCGGCCCACACGCCGAGCGTCCGGTTGCCGAAGTTCCCGTCCGACGGGTAGACGCGCATCCCGTTCCACGACTGGACGCTCCCGGCGAGTCCATAGTTGGCGGACAGCGCGACCTCGTGCCCGAGCGCCTTGAGGCGAGGGGTAAACAGCGCGGTCTGTACGCCGTAGCCGGTATTCGACCACGGCGAGTTTGAATGCCAGAGGATTTTCAAGAGGAAGTCCTTCTGTTGGGCGATAAAGTGGGGCGGGCTTTCGCCCAAGCCCGCCCCGTGGCGCGCGCATCTGCGCGCTGCCGCATCGCCACCGTCCCCGGGAGGGGCTGGGTCGGCGGCGAACTGTTGGCTAGACCGTCGCCCGCGTGAGAACGCCGTCCACCATGAAGGTGGTCTGCGACTCAGCGAGGACGCCGACCTGGCCGGCGAGCGGCTGGTACGACTGCAACAGCAGGTTCCCGCTGTAGCTCGGGTTCGTGCTACTCGACGTGGTTCCGTTGGCCCACACCGATGCGGCAACGTCCGCGCCGGCGATGTAGATCGGCCACAGGGTCGCGTCGACCTTGGCCGCAGCGAAATCCTGCGCCCACTTGACGGTCACCTTCTCGTCACGCAACCCGGCGAGATGCCCCATGCCGGTCGCGCCCATCGTCGTGTCGTCGATGTCCTTGACCTGAGCGTCGATGGTGATCTCCCGAACATGGTCGGAAAGATCGACGCCGTTGATCTTGAACGAAGCGTTGGTGAGAACGAACTTCGCCATGACCTACGCCGTGCCGCCCTTGTACGTCGCGATCGCGCCGTTCGTGTCGATCAGGTTCGAGTCGACACGGTGCAGGATCCTGAACGTTGCGAGATCCTGGTTGAACGCGTAGTCGTCCGACCGCTCGAGCCGGATGCCCGCGACCTCGCGGATCATGAACCCGGCGAAGTCGCCGAACACGATCGACGTTGCGCTCGTCCCGACATCCGGAACGTACGGGTCGACGACGTACGGCTTCCCGAGCAGCGTGTCCGGAACATCCACGGCGAAGCCCTGAAGGCCCGGCTGCCACAGCGGGCGGGCGTTCGAGTCCGTCAACTTCCGAAGGACGCCCAGCGTCTTGTCGTTGAACATCCAGTACGAGTTGAGCCGGTACGGCGCGATGACCTTGTGCATCGTGTCCACGAGGTTCGCGTACGTCGGGCCGTTCGCCGCCGGCGTACCGCCGACGATCTGGTACGTGGTGCCTGCGGCGTGAACAACGCCGGTCGGCTCGCTCGAGCCGGTGCCGAGCACGAACTTCTTGCCCTCACCGTTCCCGAGCGCCCGGCCGAACTGGAAGCCGAGCTCGCCGATCAGGTCGTACGCCGAGTCCTGCAACAGCTCGTACTGCACCTGCCACAGCGTCCCGAACTTGTACGCCGACAGGGTCGCGCTTGTGAACGTCGGGTCGTTCGCGCCGATCGCGGACCCGGCCGTGACGATGGTCGCCTCGGACGAGAACGCCGTGTAGCTCGGCTGGATGTAGTTGTCGCCCGTCGCCGTGGTGATGACGCGGGCGTTGGTCTGTCGGATCGCGCTGTTGGCGATCAGGTAGCGGTACAGGATCGGGGAGAACTCCGAGGGCACGAGGGCATCGCCAGCGGAGAAGCTGGTCACGCCCATCACGCGCTGCTCGTACTCCTCGGCGCGCTTCTCGAATCCGTCCTTGTTCCCGGCGAGCCCGCGAAGGTCGATGTCGAACCCGACGTTCCTGGACTCGCCCTTCGGCGCGCGAAGCGCCTGCTCGAACGGAGTCCAGCCGTGCTCGTTCCGTCCGTCGCGGCCCTCGGCGCGAATGTGCCGCTCGACGCCCTCGCGGGCCTCCGCGTTCGTCGCCTCGATCGCTGCCTGATCCGTGACCGTCTTCAGCCTCTTGTCGAGGTCTGACAGCCGCGAATCCATGTCATCCAGCTTCTGCCGGGTTTCGGCAGTCGCCGTCGCCGAGTCGTAGGACTCCAGCTCGTGCCGGTACTCCGACCACACGCGCTGTCGCTCCTCCGTCAGCTTCTTGAGTAGTTCGTTATAGATGATGGTTCCTTTCGCCGTGATGGTTTACGGCGTCTGTCCCGGCCTCTCGCGGGTGGTCTACGCCCCGGCTCGCGGGGGAGTGGGTCGCGGCCCGGCCCGAAGTGGGACTAACCGACCGTCGGCGCGTAGCGCCTAGGCCCTTGCAGTTGCCGAAGCCGACTCTCGACCTCGGCGTCGGAAAGCGAGTACGTCTCTGTTGCTGGTTCCGGCCCCAAGCCTTCGGTGTCGCCGTCCGTGGCGTCCTTGATCAGATCCTGCAGGTGCCCGATCGCCGTCTGGATCGTCTTGACGGTCGCGGCGGACAGCACCCGCCCGGCGCGCTTCTCGAACGCAGCCAAGACGGCGATGCTCCGCTCCGCCTCCGTGGAAACCCAGCCCTGGTCGACGGCCGTCCACGCGGACGTGTCCGAGACGGTCGGAGCGTTGTCCTCGCCGACGGTGATCGGGACGACGTACGTGAGTCCCTCCTGCCAGTCGGTCACGAGCGCCTTGTCGAGCGTCAAGGCGACGTCGACTGCGCAGAAGCGCCACGAGTTGTCGCCGTTGAGCGCGTAGGTGATGTCGCCGGCGAGGTCGACGAACCCGTCTTCCGGCCCCCAGGCGACATCCCCGGCGGCGCGATGCTCCGGGATGTTCACGACGCGCGAGTTGCTCTCGCCCTGATGCGCAAGGATCCCCTTTGCCTTCGCGGTCGCGTCATCCTTGACCGACTGCGGCAGGTTCGAGTCCGGGATCCGGGCAAGTGCGTTCCGCAAGTGCGGCAGGTCGACCTGTCCGTTCGCGTTCTTGTACGGGAAATGGCGCAGGCTCCGCGGCGTCGTCTTGCCCTGCGCGTCCTTCTTCCCGCCATCCTCGACGTACAGGAACGCCGAGTCCGGCAGGTCGTTCATGTACGCGGTCGTCCAGGTGTCGCGCGACTCGTCGAACAGCGAGTCCAACCCGCCGACCGTGAGCGCTGTCTCGACGTCGCGGTACTCCATCCCCAGCGCATCCGCCAAGCTCCGGGCCGCACCGCGCGCAACCGAGCTTGTGTCCGGGTAGGCGGGGAACGTGACCGGCCCAACGTCGGCGAGCGCGACCTCGAGCAGCCGACGCTCCCGCGGCGCCGACCGGAAGTTCCAGTCGTCCCGGATCGTGCGGAAACTGAACGACGCGCCGTCCCAGTCGCCGCGCTCCACCTTCGCCAGTGCGCGCTGTCCGTCCGGGTCGCTCATGTTCACGTCGATCTCGTACTCCATCCCGCGCGAGTCGGTGCCGAGCCGCATCGTCCCGTTCCCGGTACGCCCCAACAGCCAATCCTTGTTGTGGTTTGCGAGCGCCCGAATATCAGCCTCGCGGATCGTCTTGTCGAACGTGTGCGGGTCGATCTGCTCCCGGAACCCGCCCAGGTCGGGCGACCACACGTTGAACAGCGCCCCGTACCCGGCGATCATCGGCTTACCTGCGGCGCCGGTACGGATCTCGCAGCCGCCCTTGAACTCTCTTGACTCCATCACAGCGAATGCAACCTCCGTTTTCGGCGACGCAGCGCGCGCATCCGCTCGCCCGCGTCGGGTTCGTCCTGCTCAACCTGCTGCTCCGTCGGTGTCCCCGCC